GACCGCCGGCACCGGGCTGACGCTGACCGGGTCGGTCTTCTCGCTCACGTCGCCAGTCGCGGTGGCGAACGGCGGCACCGGGCTGACGAGTCTCGGCTCCGGCGTTGCGACGTTCCTCGGGACGCCGTCGAGCGCAAATCTTGCTGCGGCGGTCAGCGACGAAACGGGATCGGGCGCGCTGGTGTTCGCTTCCAGCCCAACCCTCGTGACGCCAATCCTCGGCACGCCTCAAAGCGGCACGGTCACGAACCTAACGGGCACGGCCTCAATCAATATTAACGGCACGGTTGGCGCAACGACCCCGACCACCGCCGTCTTCACGAGCCTGACCGTAAACGACAACACGACCCTCGGCAGCAGCAACTCGGACACGGTGAATTTCAACGCTCGCGTGGCGTCTGACATCGACCCAGCAACTGACAACCAGTACGACCTTGGAAGAACAGGGCATGAGTGGCGCGACCTACACATCGACGGCACGGCCAACATTGACTCGCTCGTGGCGGACACGGCGGACATCAACGGCGGGACGATTGACGGGACGGCCATCGGTGGCAGCACGGCAGCAACGGGCGCGTTTACGACGTTGAGCGCGAGCACCTCTGCATCGTTTAGCGGTGCTGGCCTGCCTTACGCCGCAAACAGTCTGATGTTGCGTAACAACGGCACAGGTGATTCCCAGCTTTGGGCACTTGGTCCGAACACTAGCACTAACGGCACGATGACCTTTGTGACGGCAGACTCGGATGGTTCCGCTACGGCGACCGTCGCAACGCTCACCTCCACCGGCCTAAACTCCACGGCCATCGGAACGACGACGCCGAGCACGGGAGCGTTTACGACGGTGAGCGCGACGGGTCAAATCGAATCAAAAAGTGGCACGTCTGCAGACAGAACAAAACTTTATTCCGTAGGCACAAAATCAACAATTCAATTTGGCTCACCCGCAGAAACAATTACGGCGTGGCAATATGACCGCAGCACGGGTTTTTTGAATCTCTTAACGGGCACCGAGGCAGCGCCATCAACCGTTCTGTCCAGTTTTAGCACCATCGGCCTAGGCGTTGGGACGGCGAGTCCTGCGTCTAAGCTACATATCTCGGGTGACGCAAACACCCGTTTACAAATAGACGCAACTACTACTCAGGGCATCTTTTTTACAAAAGCCGGAGCCGATAACGGAACATTTCGTGTAGATACAGACGGGAATTTTGAGTTTTACACCAAGACTGTTTCCCAAGCAATGGTTCTAACGGCTGCTGGCAACGTCGGCATTGGGACGACGAGTCCGGCGGTAAAATTAGAAGTTCGTGGGTCTGGTCAGATATTGCGGGTATCTGACGGTACAACTGGAGCCAGTATTTACAGTGCTAGTGGATTATTTGGATTTAATAATCAAACAGGTGAAGACGGAATGTTTGGTAGCACGGCATCTCACTATTTGTACTTTGCAACCAACGGCTCCGAGCGTATGCGCATCGACAGCAGCGGTAATCTGCTGGTGGGGACGACGAGTGTTGGGACATCTGCCGCAAAGGTTATCGCTATTGCCAACGGCACCGCGCCAAGCTCCTCACCCGCAGGCATGGGCCAGCTCTACGTTGAATCCGGCGCACTCAAATATCGCGGCTCATCCGGCACCGTGACCACCATTGCAAACGCTTAAACACATGACCACTGAACAAGCCCTCCAGAACCTCTACGCAGGCAGCCGTCTGGCTCCATTACCCGCCGAACAGCATGAGTTGCTACGCAAGTGCGCGGAACAGATTGCCGAGGCGTTAAAGCCCAAGGAAACGAAGGTCGAATGAGCGGAACTTCCGACACGAATTGGCGCAGCTACGTTGGGCCGCAGGACAACGGGCTGACGGTGGACGCGGCTGAGTGGCAGGCTCCGCTCGACCCCGAGAACTACGACGATCTCGTAAAAGGCTCCAACGTGTCGAACCTCTGCGTGTCAGGTCTTACCATTCCAGCCTCGCAGGAGGACTCGATAGACTTCGTGCGCGGCAAGGATTATGTCGTCCAGCATTGCATCGTTCAGGGGTCGATTACGGCCAAAGGCTCCATTGACGGGCTATCGCTCTACGGGTGCTCCATCTCGGGCACGATTGAACTAGGCCAATATGACAACTACTGGAGCCGAGGCCGCGCTCCCACGCGCAACGTGTCTATAATTAGCTGCACCTCGCCGGACGGCTCGCCGATTCGCGTGAAAGTCTGGGACGCGGAGATGCCGCGAATCGAAGGCACCGAGGTTAGCGTGACGCGAATCCCAAAGTGGGTCTGGCTTCCTTATTTTCTGTTCCGGCGTTTGACGAATCCGAAAAGGGTATAACCCATGTTCCCACTCGCTGAAGTTCTCGGGATCGGCACGAAGCTGATCGACAAACTAATTCCTGACCCCGAGGCGAAGGCGAAGGCGCAGCTGGAACTCACGGCGTTGGCGCAGAACGGCGAGCTGGCGAAGATGAACGCGGACCTCGAAGCCTACCGCGTCGAGCAAGACAACCTGACCGACCGCCTCAAAGCGGACATGGCTTCGGACTCGTGGTGGTCGAAAAACATTCGGCCAATGACGCTCGCGGCGATCCTTGCTGGCTACTTTATTTTCGCGGGCATGTCAGCCTTCGGATACAACGCCAACGAGTCTTACGTTTCGCTGCTCGGACAGTGGGGGATGCTCATCATGTCGTTCTATTTCGGCGGGCGCACTCTTGAGAAAATCATGGAGATGCGCAAAAAATGAACGAGCACAAAGACCTCATGGAAGTCGCTAGGCTCTGGAAAGAAACCGGCTGGCTGACTGCGGTCATCGGCGGCGCTGGCATGATTGCTCGCCTACTGGCCAACCCGATCCAAGGGACGATCTGGGACAGCGTGCGGCGCGTCATCATGGCGGCCATCGTCTCGACGCTCGCTTGGGTTATCGTTGAGCAAATCGAAGTCAGCTCGCTCGTGAAGGCCGTGACCTACGGAGTCGCCGGATTGCTCGCGCCGGAGATCATCGACGGCATCACGACGCTGGCAAAAAAGTATTCCAAGAATCCGGGCAAGCTGCTCAAGAAATAATGAATCCGAAGGTCATCACCGCTGCGCTCGCTGCAACCGTGATTTGTTTCGCGGGCGTCGGAGTGGTCACCGTGAAATCGGTCTCGAAGCACATCGCGGCGAGTGACAAAGAATTCGAGATGACGAGCAACGTGCTCAGTCCGCTTTTCGACATTTACGGGCTGGCTATCGTGGACGGTCAGGCGAAGGCGAGCAAGGGACTCATCGACGCCAAAGAGTTTTGCGACTCGCTGGCGAAGCTCCAAGCCGAGGCCGAGCGATTGCTCTCGGAATTCGGCAACCCGGCGGAACTCGTGGCGCAGCACAAACTCGTTGCAGCCTACCTCAAAAAAGCGCGGTCAGCCTGCGACGCCGGGCAAATTGAAACGCTGAACTCGCCGGCCATGACTGCCGAACTTTACGCGGTCATCGAGCCGATGACGGCGCTGATCAACAAGGCGCTGCACGAAGAGCTGACGATTTCGCGCACGCACAAGGACGCCGCGGATCGGGCGCTTCTCACTTTTGAACGGTTCGCGAGCGTCGCGGCCGGGCTTGGAATGGTCTTTGCCGTCGCTCCGTGGATCGGCGCGAAAGGCAAAAAGCCTGCCGTGGTCGTTGCAAAGGTCAGGAAAAAGAAGCCCAAGCGCTGATCGGTTTTGACGGCCATCGCTTAGGCGATGGAACCCGTCATTACCTTCTCAGCCTCCGCCGGCGTCATCGATGCCGAAGCCGGTATCATTCGCGGCGTCTCGCTGATCACTAAAGGACCGGCGCTGGGCCACGGCGTGATGATTGACGACAAGACGCTGGAGCAGGTGAAAGCGGCCGCAGAAGAATACACCGGCGGGCTGAAAGTCGTTTTGAACCACAGCGGAGGCGCAGGAGACATCGTCGGCTTTATCGACACGATGCGCATCAGCGGCGACAAACTTCTTGGCGATCTGCACTTGCTCAAGACTTCGCCGCATCGGGAATACATTCTGGAGATTGCCGAGCGCATCCCAGACACGTTCGGGCTTTCAATCGCGTTCTCCGGTCCGTCCGAGAAGAGCGCCGATAAGCTCACCACTTTGCAACGGTGCTCAGAGATCTTCAGCGTGGATATTGTAGGCACTCCTGCCGCAAATCCTAGCGGATTTTTTGCGCGCAAACTCAAGCAACTTGAGAGCGACGCCAGCGAGTCGCCGGAAGCAGAAATCAAAATCGAAATTCCTATGAACGACGAAATGAAGAAAGCCATCGAAGGCATGATTCAATCTGCCATGATGAGCATGAACGAAAAAGTCGCGAAGCTCGAAAGCGCTCTCGCTCCAAAAGAAGAGAAGCCTGCCGCCATGAGCGCGCAGAACGAAGTCGTGCAGCTCGCGGCCAAC